TATAAAAATAACGCTCCGGCTATTGCCGAAACGCTTAACAAGCTATTTTCTTAACATTCGTTACTTCTATGAAGCTTTTTATCCGGTCGTAACCCCAGCCGCAATTAATCAAAGACGACACGAGCATTTCCATGCTTTCTATATCTCTGAGCTGTTCCGCTGTAAAACAATCGCGGAGATTATCTTTTTTGGGAATACCGTAATGCTCTCTCAGCTTATTGGCGTTCATGCCGAACAAAACCTTGTAAATGCAGTTTGTATATGTCGAATACGCATGACCGTGCATTCTTTCGTTTTCAGTAGACTGCTGCAAGGCTTTCGTGAGCGACTGCCTGACTGCGATCCCCTTTTCTCGTTCTATAAGCTTGCCCTTAAGAATATTTTCCATGACTTCAAACTGATTTATATAAGCCTCTTTAAAAGCGTCAGCTTTTTTGCCTGTGTAGCCCATTACCAAAAATGAGAATCCATTTTTTGTCATGTAATAGCACGGCTGTTTACGGCCTTGCTCATTAATGTATGTCGACTCCGCAAAATTGCGGAGTCGGAATTTATCTGAACAGCCGAGATTACGAATAGATTTCAGCACATCATCATGACGTTTCTCAAACGTCTCCGCTACATCAAGACTGCTTACAACAGTTACTTCCTGCTTGTTGATTTTCGATACTTCTACTAACATAGTAATAATCCTTTCAGTTATTTTATTTTTGGGTATAAAAATAGCGCATACCTTTAGGCATACGCTGATTTGTATTAAATTGTGATATAACTAAACCGCCTTATCAAGGCGGCTATAACAACTTTAAATCTTCTTCACTGCAATTAAAAAGTGGAAAATCTCCTCCATAACCGTCTTTGCGTTTTCCTTTGATGTCACTTTCAACAGTTATTACTGTTTTGCTTCCGGTTTTTACGATATCAACTATTGTACCGGGGAGATTCTTCGATTTTATTATAACTTTATCATATAAATTAAACAATAATATCAATCCTCTCTATGACCGGTTATCAACCGTGGTTTACTTTCTGGAGTATCTTTTCTCCAAACAATTCGGAATCTTTTCTTATTATTAACACCGAGATACATAAATGTGCTGAAATCCTCTGTTCCATCCTCATTCTTTTTTATATCTAAGACTTTTGAATTATCAAACTCCGAAGTGATATCATTGAAAAGGCGTTCATAATCATTCTCATTGTATCCTACATCAAAAAATTCCTTGGAATGTTTTGCGCCTGGTTTTAATAGAAATTTATTGATTTTATCGGGATGAATTTCAATTCTTTCACTTGCCTTTATTATACCACTTCTACTTGAATTGTCAATATAATTTTCCGCCGTTTTTTCCACTCGTCAGCTTTTTTACCGTACATGCGCCTATTGTCTTCATCAAGAAAATTTTCGGACATTCTTCTGAACTTTTCCGACTGATTTTCGGCATACCTTCGTTTCTGTTCGGCGTTGTACTGTTCTATAAGCTCCCGCCGTTCTGATTCTGTATAAGGTTTACCCTCGTCAGAAATACCCTCAAAATATGTCGTATGACCGTCCTTACATCTCGGATGGTAAAGTCCCTTTGCTATAGCTGTACTCATAAGCATATGCTTTCCGTCCGGTCTGCCCCCGCTCCATACATCGTCGATAAGTACTTTGCCTACAAACGGAGCGCACATAGGGCACGGATTGCCGCGCTTATTCATAATAACAAGGCTCTCGCCCCATTCCCTGCGCAATTCCCCTTCTCCGGTCAAATACGCCCTTTTGCCTGCGGTTGACAACAACATAGATATATAATCACGAATGCCGTGTCTCGCTCCGTTCTTGTATTCAATACAGTTTATTCCGGCTCTTAGAAAATCCTTTGCCGCCATGTCAACAGCCTTTTCATATGTTCCCGCCCCGCTTGCCGCATAAACCTGAGCGTTAAATACGATCTTTCGATACTGATCGTTTGCCATACGAAGCACGGCATGCTCGGCGCGTTCAGCGTCGTTAACGGTCGCCCTTATCAAAGCGTCCATTTTACGGGTATTCATTTTTATGAATTCTGCTGACGTTTCAGCATGACCGCTGAATATATGTTTCGGCTTATAACCTTTTTTAATAGCTTCCAATATTTTTATTTCCTGATTTGCCGATCCGTCAGTTCTCTCCTGTCTGATAAATTCATCTATTCTTGCATTAAGAGAAGCAAATTCCTTGGAAAATTTCTTTTTATTCTTCCGGCGGTATTCTTCCATAACCTTCAGTTGAATGGTCTGCCACATTTCCCAGTTATAGCCCTCCTTTGTTTCTTCCGCGCGGTGACGTTTAAAGTTGCGGAACATAGACGAAATCAATTCATTCTCAATACGGGCAAAAGCTTCGCTGATATCGTAATCAGGCATATTTTTTATACCTCCGGTTCAATCGTTTCAGAATCAAACGTATCGTCATTAATCAGAGTTTCGTCAATCTGCGCTATGCCCTGCTCTTCCTTAAGTCTTTGTATCTCTTCCGCTTTCCATTGCTTGTCCTTACTGTCCCCGTACAGTTCCTCAACGCTTGCCTCGATACTCATAATACCTCCCTGCTTGGCCTTTGATATCGTTTCAACCTGAGATTCAAACGAAGGGTTAGCATATTCTCCGAACGGAATACTGACTTCGATTTCCTCCGGAGCTTTTCCCAGAGACATAATATATGCGTTTATACAGGCGGCCGCTAATTTAGGAAGCTGCTCCTGCATAGCTTCAACTATAGCGTTTCTTGTATAAAGAGTCGCCTTTTCTTTTTCTCTCTGCGCCTCTGCGTTATCAAGCTTTTTTACGTCGATTCCTAATGTCGAGGGGCTTATAATCCCCTGCAAGCACAAATCAAGCGCGGTTACATAGCTTGCAAGATAGCTGTCGTGGGGAATGTCGGGCTGCTTTACTTCAATACCCGATCTTCCGTCCTCGGCAAACGCGCTTGCGGTCTGAATAAATCTGTTGTCAAACGGGTTTGGTTTCAACAGCGTTCCGTTATTCTCATTTTTCGGAATCATATCCTCCGGTATATAGGTTTTCGACCTTCCGGCACGCAGCGCGTCCATCCACTGCGACCATACCTCGTCAAAGGCGTCGAAGCTGTCCAGCTTACCGTCGAAAATACTTCCGCCTCTGTTTTTATATTTTGCGCTTTCAAATATTTTAAAGGGTACTGCAAGTATCTGCGACCTATCAAACGCAATAACAGGTTTAAGATCGCTAAGAGCTGAGACTGCGCTCATATCAACGGGCTTACCATCACAGCAGAGCTCGCTTTTTATGTAACCGAAGCCGTAACGCTCACAAAGTATATATTCTCGTCTATGCTCCCTGAAAAGCGTCTTGAATACGACCTCATGAAGTCGTCCGCGTCTGTATACAAGCTCTATTCTTTCGCCCGGATACCATTCAAGCACAGGATATTTGCTTATATCAGAATCCATTGTAATCTTGAAAGCGCCGTCGCCGATAAAAAGGAGCTCTCTTAAATTTGCTTCAAGATTTTTTCGGAAACTGTTTTCATTTTCGATATTGCTCCATATATCTCCATGCGCGGGTTTTTTAAACTCAAAGTCGTTCATATCTGAAAGAGTAACCGAAACAAGCGTTTTGACGATCAACGACGGAAGTCCTGTATGTATTTTACGCATTTCCATTCCACGCGAGCATTTAGACGCCCAAAATTTATATTTATCGGCATATTCTGAAACGCTGCCATAAAGCTGTTCAAGCTCGTTTCCGTCTCCTCTGTACCATATCCGGTTACGGATAGCATTTACTTCAAAATCCATAACCTCGTTTATCTGTATGCTGTAGGGATTTGCGGGCATAACGTTTAGCCAGCTTCGCAGCCCCCGTTTTATATTCTCGCTCAATTTCTGTATTACACCCACCTTTTCACGCTCCTAATAAATACATAGTTTCCGCAACCCCCGTTGTCGCGTCGGGCGCGTCGTCGTGACGGTTGTCTCCGTCGCGCTGATATTTTATCATTGCGCTGTAATAATCCGGCCATTTGTCTTTCCAGTTCTGCGGAAAATATACATGCTCCATTATCCATGTGGAATTTGAAATGATTCTCGCTTTCTTATTTTTCGATTGATGGAACCATTTTACAACGGTCTGATTGCTTGAAAATTGTTCCCGCAATATGCGTATAACGTTTCTTGCGAAGCCTGAACCGCCGTTATTACTTTCTATCCTCGCCTTGTTTACCTTAAATTCAAAAAATCTGCCCGCAGTTTCTTTTTCTGTTATTTCCATTCCTTGCTGAGTATAATAAACATCAAGTATATACGCCTCTTTCATATACGCGCCCCAGATTACACAACACAAATAATCGCTTCCTTCGTCCGCCGTATCAGTGTAGCTGTATATCCCCTCTAAAAGGCTTCTTCCGCCGCTGTCCTGCGGCAGCTTATTATAGGTTTTAAAGCTTGTATACAGTCGGCCCTTGATATCTATCGGTTCCTGTTGATAATTGGCCGACGCTATATCGGCGCCCATAGCCTTGATTTTAGACATATACGACTTGTATGACAAAACCTCAGGACAAAGCATAGAACCATCGTCCTGCAACGCTTTCATGCAGATATGACGGACTTTAGCTCCTGATTCATAAAAATGCTCCAAAGCGCGGCCCGCTAAATCATCCGAAGCCCAGCGCGTCATAATTATTATAATTTTTCCGCCCTCCTCCAATCGGGAAAGCATAGTATCTGTAAACCATGCCCAGTGCTTTTCTTTTGTCAATTCGTTATTTGCCTCCTCGGCATTTTTTATAAGGTCGTCGATAATGAGCAGCGTTGCGCCGAATCCCGTCGCCGTACCGGTCGGAGAAGTTGCAAGATAATTATTATATCCGCCCTCCAAGCTCCATAAATTCATTGCTCCGTCGCCGCGCTTAATCGATACTCCGGGAAACACGTCGGAAAAAACGGGTTTATGTACATCGGCTTTAGCCTCCATTATGTCGTTACGAACGTTTTTAGAAAACATAGTTGAAAGCGTTTCGTTATATGAGCCCGTCATGATCTTTTGATTTTTATCGTTTCCCAGCACCCACTCAACCAGCAGTCCGGCAGTCCGAGACTTGCCATGTCGGGGCGGCTCGTTTACGATCATTACTTCGTCGTCAGACTGTATAAAATCCTGGAACTCATTACAAAGATCAACCAAATATCGTCTATCTGCTTTGTAGAAGTCAGGAGCCTTTAAATTACAGTAAGCAAAAAAGTCGCGCCTTGCAAGCTCGATTTTTGCTCCGAGCTTTATCAATTCTCTATCCACTGCCGATCAGCTTCTTTAATTCCTCTGTAGTCAGACCGGCATAAGGGTTTTTAGAATTAATCTCACCCGACAATTCAAGCTTACCGGTATATTCTCCGTCCATTTTATTCAGAGTATCTATCGCCTTGATTCTTGCCTCCGTTTTTTCATTACCGTCAGCCGCTATATCGCTTAATACAATCATGCGGTCCTTTCTTTTCATAATGGCGTTATCCTTAGCCTCTTCCTGAAGCTCGCTATACCTTACCAAAACCTTACCATCTGAAAACAAAGCGCTTGCTTTTACATCGACGGTTGTATCTTTCCATTTCTGTGAAGCAGGAAATGCCTCGCGGTAAGCCTTTCTCTGGCTCATTCCCCGGATGAGGCACTGCACAAATTTCTCATGTCTTGCATTTTCTAATACAGCCATTACAGGCTCACCTTCCTTTCGTTGGGCATAAGAAAAGCCCTAATCAATAGATTAAGGCTTGAAATATAAAAACCATATCGGCAGCTTCACCGAAATGGTTTTAATTACATTGATAATTTTCTTTTTAACTTTTTTGACTTTCGTTATAAAATAATGCGAAAAATATCTTTTTTATATGCTGCTGTTATAGCGTTTCAATAGAACTAATAGATTTATAAGTAAGTGAAAAAGCAAATAATAGATTAATACCCCAATCTCTATAAATGAATTAATAAAACAACACATCATAATAAAAACACTTATCAATATTTCATATGAAGCAACAGCCTTAGTTTCTTCAAAATAATGCTTTTTTTGCATCATATTATTATAGTTACAATTTATACTAGATTCCTTATCTTTCTTATCATCAAAATGAGATAGAAAAGTGAAAAATAAAGACATTAAAATTGATATTATAACAAGAATTAATTCGATCATGTCTTTATCAATTTGATGGCTTAAGTTTATTGAAATAGCAAACATTAAAGGGGATATAAATATATTAACAGCTAAAAAAATCTGGTCTTTGATAAACTTATTTAGATAATTAGAAAATATACCACTAATATTTATATATTTTCTCCCACTACCAAAAAACAAGATTATAATCGCTATTATAAAATAAGTCAAAGGAGATTTAATAATACTAGCAACTGTATGAAAAATACTTATCATTTATTCTTTCAATCACCTCTTCTTTGCCATTTTTATTCTTAATATAATATGATTTAATCCATATATCTTGAATTTCTTCGTCACCTTCTAGATTAATAATAATTCCTAAAATTTGAAGATATTGCAAAGAATAATTACGCATTCCTTTAAATAACGATCCTCTATTCGGATGACCTGTTTCTTTATTAATATCAATGTATTTCGTTACATCTTCAGTAGTCTTAAGATTAATAAACGTATTATAGTTAACCACTTTTGGTCTGCCGTTAATATTAAATTCTAATCTTAAATTTGTTATTTCTTCTTCATCACTGGTTAATCCTTTTATTTCTTTTGTTTCTTTTAATGACCGATCTAAAAAAATTTTATTGAATATGTTCTTATTTTTTAATATCGGGGCTTTATATTTTATTTCCCTTACAGAATAATCTATAAAAGTATTATTATTCATTAAATCAGAAATATCTGTTGATTTTGGCTGTTTATATGTTTCAATATACATATTTTTTATTTGTTCATTATTCATTAAACGAATAAAATACTCTTTAGGCGCTACACTTTTTATATCAACACAATAATTAGAATCAACTTTTTTTATAGCTTCTGTTAAGATATCTTTTATCCTATTAGATAAACTTTTCCCTCCGAATGTTTGAGTAACAAGCAATGCGGTTTCTATTCCTTCACTATAATAAACAGAAAATCCAAAAGGAAGTATAGCTGCTTGATACCTTTTTTGATTATATACAACTGTGTTTGTTTTTGAATCAACTATAGTATGTTCCATGCCATAATCACCTGATTCAACAATAGAATTAATTGAAGAAAACAGATATTTATCTTTAATATAGTGTTTTATTATTTCTATATTTTTAGTTCTATATAATTTATGATTTGATATATCATTTTCAAAATCAACTGATTTATTATGTAAAAAATCATATATTATATTTGATATATCTAAAGAATTAATATTATTCATTTTAAAATAATTTAATTTTTTCTTTCTTTCATCCGGCACTGCTACTTTAAGCATATAAAAAGATAATCCAATTTTTGTTTTTTTCACATTTAACTCCTCTAATTTACCTTTTTCTAAATTTTACCACAAATTATCACCTTTTACAATATATAAAAAATAATTTGATATAAATAAATTAAGATATAATTTGTGCAAATTAACAATAAAAGGTAAATCCGTTCTATGTGAACGGCTATTAAAAGGAATTAATGTCAAACACGGAAAAGCGAACCGGACGCTTTCACGCCCGGAAAGCCTACTGTTTTTTCCGT